ACGGAATGCCGTAAGGATACAGCGTGTCGGTCGCCGACGTGGGGGTGACCCAGCCACGGCTCTCGATCAGTTCGGCCATATCCCACATGCGCTCAACACGCCGGGATTCAAGCAGATCGATGAAGCCCTTTGCGGAGTTCTTATTCCGCATGATTTCCAGAACATCCCACGAGTAGTCGGTGGACAACTGAGTCCACGGGACGTTGATCTGGAACTGGCTCTGGTCAACCGTGGGCTGGTCGGTATCATACAGCCGGCGGTAACGCGCACGACCGAAGCGGTCGAGAATCACGTTTCGCTGAATGGAAGTACCGCCGTCAATCTTTCGGCGGTGTTCTTGGTAAATTTCGCAAAATTCGTAGTGCTGGCTGTCCCACATGACCTCGAATTGGTCTTTGGGGAGATCGCGCAACGTAGTCGCAATCAGATCAGCGAGGGAGGCGTTATCTACGGGCATTTCAATTACTCCGAGTCAGTTGGCACGTATCAACCAAAGGCCGCTTTCAAACTTCCACCAACGCGCTTCTCAAGAGCTTGTCGCGTGTTGGCTTTTGTCGGCGTCTTATTCAAGTTCGTCCCACGACTGCCGGGCTTCAAACTGATGCCCTTCTGTCGCGTGACCAACTTGCCTTTGAGTTCTTCTCGTGCAGCTTGGGTTTTTGTTTCACCGGAAACCGCGTCGTGGGCCATCTGGAGCGCTTCATTCAAGCTCAACGCTCTGCCGTTCTGAGCGGCACCACCCACAAGAAAGTCCGCGTATTCCACGACTTTCTGACGCACACCTTCCTGCTGTGGCGTCACTTTTCCATTGGCCCCGTACAGCTTCTGGAAGGGAGCCAGTTCCTTATCGCCAAAGAATCCGTCGATCTGCCGGCTCAGCACTTCAAGCTGGCTCATCGCCGCTCGCTGCTGCACCTGCTGGACCTGCGGCATCATCGCATTCAGTTGCTCGATTGCCGCGTTCACGGGGCCGGCAAGCTCGTCGATCAAACCCTCGTCGCCATATTTGGCTTTGAGGGCCGCAAGGTCAACCGGCTTCAGAGAAGCGATTGCCTTTTGGGCCGGCGAAGCAGCGGGTTGCTGCTGTGCTTGCTGTTCCTTGGCTCTACGACCCGCCGCCGCCCATTCAGCGACTTCCTTGTTGCGGCTGGTGTGTAGTTTGGAGATTGACGGGAGTAATTCGGGGCGCTTCGCAGCTTCCTCGATTTCCTCGTCACTCCACTCAAGGGCTTTCAGGGTTCGCCTATAAGCGGCTGGAAAGGTAGGTGCCTTAGCGGGGGCCGCTGCGGCAGCAGTTTCCTGCGACTCGGCTGTCTCGGAGTCAGATGCGGCGGCTGTGGACGCTTCGGATTCCTCCGTGGCAGTTTCCTCAGCGTGCGCTTCTATCTCCTCTGCGGGAGCCTCTTTCTCTTCTACTTCGTCCGTATCGTTCCCCATCGCCTTGTCAAAGTCACCTTGGATTTTACTCGCAAGTTCCTCTTTGACGCTTTCGGGGATTGGCTCCGCTTCCGGGGTAGGCCCGGCACCATTCGCCTGAATTGACATTGATTCTCGCTGGCCGGTTCGCCCGGCGGTAGGGAGTGAAACAAATGTTCTGTGAGTAACAATTATACAACATAAACGGGCGTTTGTCAAGTCTGGAGCGCATTATTTTCTAACGCGCTCGCTGTTGCTCTCGTGATAGCCTGCCGCTTTTAGCGCTTGAAGCTTGTCCCGCCTACACTTAGCGATAGGCACCCCGTACATTTCATCGTTCGGGTCCGTACTAACTTGTACATCCGGGGCTTTCTTCATAAATTCCCTGATCTCCTCGTCAGTATCCATCGCAATCGAAAACTGCTCGATTGGCGTATGGTAATCTTTCAAGGGCGTATGAGGCAGCGTAGGAACCCTGTGGAAGCGTTCTGCGCCACAGGAAGGGCAAAGGGTCAGCGGATCGCTTCTAATCGGCTGGTACTCCTCTAATTCGTGCCTACAGGCATCACAGAGATACTGATACAACGGCATTCGTTCTCCTCAAAAGGGTCTACGTCTTGAGGGTAGAACCCTGTCAAAATGTCGCTCATCGCGACTCCCGGTTACTCCTCCGAGGGGCTTTGAGCAGTGCCGTGGTCATCCATCGACTCACGGTAGCCCATAAGTTCATTAGAATCAGACGCACATTCCTTGTCGTGCCAATCACACTTGCACTCGCCATCAGCATGACTGCCGGCCAACTCGGTGTGATCGCTGTAGTCTTTTTCAAACGGCATGTTACTTTCCTTTAGGGAAGGCGCGAGCCATCCCTTTCTTGATTTTCTTGTGCATCACTTTCTCAGGCAGATGCTTTCCTTTAGACGCCGCATCATATTCAGCGGTGTACTTTTGTAGTTTGGGGTCAGAATGAAAGAGCCTACGTTGACTTTCACTGGCATAGGGCATGAGGGACATCCTCCAGCTTGAAATACTCGTTGTCGCGTCCGTAGACACAGTTGTTGCAGAACTTCTCAATCAAGACCGGCTTACCGAGTCCGTGGGCGATTGCGAGAGGAGCAGATTGATTGCCGATGAACAACATAGCAGCTTTAATTACCTGTGCGGCGTCCAAAAGATCAAGCGTATGGAAGTACATCAGCCCATGTGCCCCGCCAAATTCTTGAACGAAAGCAGAATACTCTGCCGGCGTTCCAACAAAGGTCGCAGATGATCCCCACCGTTCCAATACCTTCCCCCACGGGAAATCCTTATTTGGAGAGCGCGCAGATCGAGCGATCACAACAGACCGCAGGTAACTCATATTGGGCGTGGTTAACCACGGCAGCTTCAAGTTGACTCTGATTCCTTCCGCGTCCGCATACATCTTGGCGAGCGGGGTATTAACCACGTCGTACCCAAGCGTGCGAAAGCGATTAAGGTCAACCACCCGATCCCGATCATCAAGTGGAACAGTATCGTGGCAACCATAAACTTCCTTGATGTACGGCTGCGCCTTCAAGAGCGGAGCAACTGCCTGAATCCGCTCGAAGGTCATCGGGAATCGTGTTCCAAGGCCCGGCTTATCAAGTAGCCATAGGGACCCGCCACCTAAAGCCTTCACGGTTGGAAGCGAGTACAGAATATCACCAAGATCACCGGAATGCAAAAAGTGGTTCAAGGTTACTCCTGGTCATGAACCGTCTCATTAGCCTGCTTCTGTTCTCGTCCTTGCTCCTGCTGGAACGTATCGCCGCCCTGAAAGGCTTTCTTCAAACCTTTCTTCACTTTCTTGTGAAGCTGCTTGCGAGCAGCATCGCGAGCACCTGTAACTTTATCCGCCTGCTTGTTCAAGTAATCATGTGCTGCCTGATGGCGACCCGTATCTTTCTGAATTTCCTGAGCCTTAGTAAGCACGTCCGCATCAGACTGAGCGGCAGCATCAGGATCAGGGGTGTATTCTTGGGGTTGCGGGTCTGCTGGTTTCTTTGCTTTAGGCATAGTATATCCTTAGAAGGCGTTCGCATTAGCAAACGGAGGTTTTTGCGTTGGTCCTGAAAGGAAAGCGCGGGACATTCCCGCCTTTATCATCCGCTGTGCATCCTCTGCACCAGCTTGTGCTTCACGATTGAAAGACTGATCGGGCGTCGGCTGACCGCCCATCACACTCCCCGGCTGTCCCTTGCTGTCCTGTGCCTGCGGTCCCATCATCTGCATCTGCTGCTGCTGCATCTGGAACTGCGGGTCATAGAAGACTTCATCAATCCACTGGATGCCGGCATCCTTCGCCATCCTCAGCACAAAGGCTTGGAACGAGAAGGGGATACCGAGCGGCATACAGATTTGGACACATGCTGCCGCCGCCGGAAGAATCTTTTGAGCGAGATCATACTCCTGCTGGAGACGAACCTTGCTGTCCATGCGGCCCATCGACTCCGGTTCAATGTCGAACGTGAAGTCAATGTAGTCGCCACGTCGGGCTTCAGGCGTGAGGATGACCTGCACTTCCTCCATCGTCGGAGGCTTGATGAACGACATGCCGCTCATCGGGTCTTGCATCTGACCACCGGGCAAAACCTGCCGGCGAGTCAACGGAATATTCATCAGAGGATCAGTGTGGAAGTACCAAGCCCGCCGACGCTTCTCTGCGGCGGCAAACTTGTACACCATGTCTTTCATATCCTCCAGCGACACCGAAGCGTTCTGCTGGAGAATCTGAGCAGCGGTTGCGGACTTCGCATCGACGCGCTGACCACCAACCTGCTCCGGGTTGCCGGCCATCATGTTGAACCACGATTGCAGCGAAGCAAGGTGATTCTCGTTGGAGTTTTGTTGACCGCCGAGGCTCATCACCTGCACGGACGAAGGATCATCTACAGCCACGCCTTCACCGTCCGCAGCGTTGCGAATTTCTTCTGCATCGTCGGCAGCGGAGCGCTTGTAGGTGTACACGTCTTTTTGGCGCTGTGCCTGCTCTGCGATTTTCTTCGCCATGCGGTTCGCGAGTTCATGCAGATCAGACCAGATGCCGACCATCGG